AAACGGTCGCTATGGTAGCTACGGTTGGTATATGCGTTCATTGACTAACCAACGTCACCCACGTACAGGCGCACCTATGCCAGTGCCAACACAATTTATCGTAACGCACTGTATGCCTAAACCAAAAATGGAAACAGCAACCATCAAATTCGGTATCGCTGCAAATAAAGCAGGTGGATACTGGACGTTAACCGCTGAACAACGTGACGAAATCTTACGTCTTAAAGACAGCGATGAAGTGAAAGAAATGTTAGAACCATTTAATGCAGCGTTCAACAACCCATCTTCATCAGGTCGCATTGAAGTTAAAAACGTAGAAGCAGAAGCACCGAAAGCTGAAGCTAAGAAAACAGAAGCTCCTGCGAAGAAAGCTCCACCAGCTAAGAAAGAAGCTCCGGCTAAAAAGCCAGCTCCAACTAAGAAAGTGAAAATGGTTGTGTTGGGTATGGATCACCCAGACGTGGTGAATACAACTGAGTATGACTACAACGAACTTAAAGAGTGGGCGGCTGAAGCAACACCTGAAGAAGTTAAAGAGTTCTTAGCAGACGCGTTCCCACAAGCATTAGAGCCTGTGGAAGTACCTGACGACGAACCAGTCGCAGAAGAACCTAAACAAAAACCCGCACCGAAACGTAAAGCTCCGGTGAAAAAAGAAGAAGCGAAAGTTGAAAATGTTGTTGACACTTCTGGCGAAGTAGTTAGCGAAGCAGAAGCAACTGAAGCAGAAAACTTAGCAAACGGATTAGATGATTTCGATGACTAGACAAATCTAATCTACTTATTATACAATACTGCACGGTGGTTTCAGAGCCACCGTGTTTTTCAGAATCGAGGTGAATAAAATGACAATTCAATCAACTAATTTAAGTATTCATAGTGTTGCATCTATTTGCAACTGCTTACCGGCTTTTCCATTCACCTCAAGCAGAGTAAGATCTGACATTTGTTTATAGGTGCAACATTATGAATACTCTCGAACATCTTTCTAAAATTCTACCGAGTAATGGCTTAAAAGTAATGGCAACTATGGTGCAACGCACCGACGCAGAAGGTAATCTTATCTTCAAAAACGACGGTAAACCGTCCATTACAACAAAACATAAAACATTCGGATCAATCGAACAGCTTGCCAAAACAATTCAACTCAATGCTCGCAGTGGTAGACCTATCTATATGGCTATGGGTGGGTTTGATAGAGAGCGCAGTTTCATTGACAAGGAATACGAAGGTAAACAATACAAAGGTTTCTCTCGCAGTGCTGACTTTACCACGCACTTTAGATCATTCTGGTTAGACTTAGACGTAGGCGAAGATAAAGCAATAAACGGTGACGGATATGCGACACAAGATATTGCGATTGAGAAACTCTGGCAGTTCGTAAATGACTTAGGATTGCCTGACCCTATGGTGGTCAACAGTGGACGTGGTGTTCACGCTTACTGGCCTTTGAACGCAGACTTAGACGCTGCAAGCTGGTGGAAGTTAGCCAAAGTATTCGACGCAATTATTAAGCACTACGGTCTTCTCGCTGACCCTGCGTGTACCGCAGATAAAGCACGTATTCTACGTCCGATTGGTACAATCAACCATAAGAACGGACACAAAGTAGAGCTTATTAGCGACGCAGATAGTATTTCTTATCTCGACTTCGCTAACGCTTTGAAACCTTACTATAAGGAACACAAAGAAGAAATCGAAGCGGTTAAAATTAAGACCGTAGAATACGTTAAGAAAGATCGTAATGAGTTTAAAGACGATAAACCTAAGCACGTTAAGTATTTCTTAAAACGTTGCCAAGTAGGGCAATATGTTTTAAACGGTGAAGAAGCAGTCGCAGAGCCTGTATGGCGTGGCGTACTTGGTGTGATGAGATACTGCGAGAACGCAGACAAACATATCGAGACTTTACGTAAGAAATGTAAAGATCGTTTCCCAGAAACAACTCGTTTTGACGAAGACCGCACTGCGGAGAAATTACAACGTCTTGAAAGTATGGACGTGGGCCCGACAACTTGCGGTTACTTTAACCGTGAGTGCGGGAACTTATGCGACGGGTGTCCTTATCTCTACGACGAGACAGTTAAGACACCATTGAGATTAGCGGAGCATTATGAAGAAATCGAAATACCGCAGTACAACTTGGAGATCGGAGCGTTGGAATACCCAGCAGCAAAAGAGAACCAAGAAGAACCAGATAGCGTCGGAGCTAACACAATCGCAGAACAAGGCAATAACAATGGCGGTGGTAGCAGCGATGATCCAACTGGCACAGCGACAACACCGCAACCACCTTTCCCTTACAGACGAACCGCAAAAGGATTAGTTGTAACGGAGAACGACGTAGAAAAAGTTTTCTTCAAAGGTGACTTGTTCCCGATTATGACGAAGTTCGTGGAAGTTATAGATGGCGAACAGAACATAATGGTGAAATACCAACTACGTGTTGGGCTAAGTGGTAAGTACCAAGAAGTTTCTTTCCCAATGAAAGACTGGTACGCAACGGATAGATTGAAGCAACGTCTAGGTTCAGCCGGAGTTTCGATCTCTGAAAAGAATATGGCTACGCTTATTATGTATTTGCGAGCTTATCAAAATGAGGTGCAAGAAATGATGGACGAAGTTAGACAGCTACAACACTTCGGTTGGGATGGCAATAAGCCACAGTTCTTGTTAGGTAGCAGACTGTATCGCCCAGACGGTGTAGTGACGGTGCAACCACACGCAAACATTAAGAACTACTGTGGTTACTTTGACCAAGCAGGAACACTCGAAGGGTGGAAGGAATTAATGCGTCGCTTGGGTTCGATTAATGCAGTGGAACAACAGATCTGTTTATTAAGCAGTTTAGGTTCTTCGCTTATGCGGTTCACTAACTACAACGGTATCTGGTTACACCTAATGACTAAACCTGGCTACGGTAAAACAACCACACAGGAAATGATGAACGGTGTATGGGGAAACCCTAGCGACTTACTGCTTAACGCAAAAGACACAGTTAATGCGATAGAAGAACGTTTCGGTCGCTGGACTAACGTCGCTGTGACAATCGATGAGTTATCCAACCTTGACCCACGTGCAACATCTGACTTATTGCTCGGTGTAACACAAGGTCGTACTAAACGTCGCTTAGACTCCAATATGCGTGAGCGTGTTGACAATCTGTCTTGGCAGTTGATGGTACTCTCAAGTGGTAACTTCTCTTTAATCGACCGTATTAATACAGCGAAGGAAGACGTTGCAGCAGAAATATCTCGTACGTTAGAGTTTAAATTACCTAAACCTACATTGTCAGTCCACGAAGGTGAACTTTTAATTAAGAAACCTATTCGCGAGAACTACGGTGTAGCAGGTGCAGAGTGGCTACGTAACTTAGTGCGTATACCACAAACTCAAATACAAGAGATGATCGACCGCACCACAGAGACTTTCAGTACCACACTGGAAGCTACGTCGGAAGAACGTTTCTGGGTAACAGGTTGCTCTGTGATTTACGTCGCAGGTGTACTCGCTAACAAAATGGGCTTAGTTGAGTGGGATATGAAAGCGGTGTTCGACAAGTTATGCGAAATCGTGAAATCAAATCGCAACAACAAAGACACCTACGAATTTAGTCCTACTGATATTCTGGCTGGCTTCTTGGCTGAGAACACACGTAATACTGTGGTAACAGACAAAGGAACAACCGAAGGTACGACTATGATCCGCTTGTTCCCGCAAGGTGCATTGAACGTGCGATACGAGCAGGACACAGGCAACGTACTTATCCGTACGGGTGCATTAAAAGAGTTCTTGGCCAAACGTGGCGTAGGCATAAACTCTGTAAGAGAAGCTTTGAACCAGCGTGGTCTACTACTCGAATCCAGTGCGAGACGAGTGCTATCGCAAGGCTTACCGCAAAACTCTGGTAGATCGTACTGTTGGGTGATTAAAGCGGACGACCTAGTAAAATCAACCCTCGACCAAATTGTAGAGGATAACAATGAGTAAGGACTGGTCTAAGTTTAAAAAGAAACCGGAAAGTGCTGAGGAAACCTCAGCCTTTCCAACAATGAACCTTCGCGTCGTAGTTAGTGGTAGCTCACAAGTAATCGAACAGATGTATGAGCATAGAACTGCGAAGGGCGTTATAGTAGAAACAGAATGGGTAGCGATACCCGTAATATATTCACAGGGGTGAGTGATGACACAAATCGTTTATGACGGTAACTTCTTAATCGCTGATAGAAAATGTTATCGCGGTTACGTAACGACTAAATCCACAAAGATACAGCATCTTAAAATAGGTGAGCTTGACAGATATTATGTGTTCAGCGGTTCATTTATGGAATGTGCGCTAGGCGAAGAAGTGGTGGAGAGTTGTTTTGATCCGGAAGTTATTGCAAAAGTACGGTCTATTTTAGACAAAGAAGTTCTTGAAGGTTTCCACGGACTTATGATTGACGTTCATCCGACGGATAAGAGAAAAGTCTTCTTACTTAACTATGCAGGTGACGCTGTACAAATTGACGACGAGTTTGTCGCGGTAGGTGCAATGCACGAAGAAATTACGCTCGCATATAAATTATGGGAAAAAATGAACTTCCCAAGAATCGAAGATTACGAAGGTACGATACCACTCGCAGGTTTCTTGCGATTTGTATTAAAAGGGTCGATGTTTGATCAAGAAGGGGTTGAGTTCGATTGCTACAACATTAACACGGGGTATAAATTATGTGTTTAACAAAACAATGCTCGAAGTGTGGCGAAATTAAACCGCTAGACTTATTTGAGCGTCGTCACGGTGGTAAGCCAGGCGCAAGATGTAAAGCGTGTGTGGCGGAATATAAGCGCGCTGTTTATCGTAAAAACAAAATTGCGATTCAGTTTGAGTCGCGAGTGAATACGCTAAAAGTGTTCTGCAAAAAGAACGGAATTAAAATTAACATTGAGGTATTGAACGATGAAGTTGAGTGGGCTAAAGGCACTTCCGAGTGGGAAGGTGATTAATTTTAACGACCTAAAAGGTTACGACTTTACCGTAGAAGAAATCGCAGACTTACTTAGTCACGTTAAACGCTTCAATGGTTACGGTATGGACGTAGCGAGTCATAGTATCTGGGTGGCTGGCGCATTGTATTACTTAACGGGTAACCCGCATATCGCCTTGTTAGGTTTAATGCACGACGCACAGGAAGCCTATATTGGAGATATTGCTACACCAGTTAAAGACGTAGCAGGCAACGACTGGGATCGATTAGAGAACAACGTACAACGAGCTATTCTGTGGCATTTAAATATCAAGCACGAACACAGTTTAGGTGCAGAGAAGTTAGTTAAACTAATTGATCAAGCATCGCTTAAGTTAGAGTTCCAACAGATGAAAGAAGCGGGTACATATAAAGCTGATAGCGAAGGTATCTGGGAAGCAGCACTGGCGAAAGTGCCTAACATTGACGGACTTGAACTACCTAAAGAAGATGCACACAGCGCAGTCGATTTTGTTTTCGCCTACAATCACTACAAGGCACTCTGCGACGAAGACATTACTTACACAAGTTGTAGCTACTTATTCGACGGCAAAAAATACACGTGTGCAGTAAACACTGAACACTTAGAAACATTCTTCAATAAATTATAGGAGTAATTATGGAACACGTTAAAAGCGACGCGAGACTCGGTGTTATTCATCCGGTGACTGGATCAGTTGGTACTTCAGCGTTAGAGAAACAAGTGGGCGGTAATCATTATAAACAATTCCCTATTCAACCAGTTGAATTTATCAACGCGAATAACTTAAGCTATATGCAAGGTAACGTAATTAAATACGTCGTGCGTTATCCGTTTAAAAACGGTATTGCAGATCTTGAAAAGGCGAAGCACTACATTGAAATGCTGATTGAGTTTGAACGCAACAAACAATTAAACGAAGAATAAGAAAAACCCCGGCCATTAAGCTGGGGTTTTTTATTTATAGAAACTTAGAGATATACTTCTTCAAAACTTTTTTGGTAATGCTTGGTAACATTTGTAATATAACTTCAAGCACCATTGCTCCACTTGCCCCACCAACTGTCGCGAGAAGGGCGTTCAGCCAGACGTTAAACTCTGCGCCGAAATGGAACGTAGCTGCTACACCGGCGAACACGCCGATAATAATGTCGAGTGTACGGTGAAAGAGTGGTTTGCCCTTATCTAACTCAACACTCGCTTTCATTGAGCCAAGAGAAGAACCAATCACAACTATAATAATGTCAATGTGTTGTGCTAATTCATTCATTTATTCCCTCACATCTAAATACGTAGAATACTGCTAACAGATACCAAACACTTAGCCCTGCGCATATAACCATCTGCATATCTAGTGGGGGGAATTGCGAAACATATCCGTTGGCTAATATCGCCTGTGTTAACGCACCTAAAACCAAACCAAACGATTTGAATATTTGATGCGGTCTTCCACGGGTAACTAGACCAATTACACCAAAGAACACAGTGGCTGCAACGATCCGTAACAGCGCAACGCTATATGACTCGACTTGTTGCGGAAGTTCGACCTGCATATATCCATAGGTGTGTAAGGCGAGAGCGACAGCCCAGAATAGGCTAACCACAACATTAATTACTTGAGCAGGGCGCGTGTCACGCCCAAAGATTAAGTACAGAGTGTTACAAGACATAGTACACTCCTAGTTATAAGTGGTCGTGTGGCTCGGTTGGAACATCACCGTCTAACCCAACTACATCGTCGCACGAGTTACCACTAAACACGGTCTCGTCGCCTAGAGAAACTACGTCTACTTCCGGACATTTGTCTTTCTGACATTCCTCTAGTTTACGTTTAAGTTCAGCAATTTCAGCGTCTTTAGCCGTCAACTCGTTTTGTTTAGTAACGAGTTCAGCGAGAGCTTCGTTTAAGTCTTCTTTCGCTTTTTCTGCTTTAGCAATCGCAGTAGCTTCAGAGGCTTGTGCTGCTTCTTTGTCGCGTTCAGCTTGGTCTTTAGCGACGTTAGCGTTAGCGGCTTGCAAACGTGCAGTTTCCGCTTCAGTTTCCGCAGCTTCTTTAGCTTGTTCTGCTTCAGCCTTAGCTTGTTCCGCAGCTTCTTTGTCCGCAGTTGCTTTCGCTTCTGATTCTTTCGCTGCGTCTAAGGCCTTAGCTGCTTCCGTTGCTTTTTCTTCCGCTGCGGTTTTAGCTTCTTCAGCTTTAGCTGCTTTCTCGTCAGCCTTCGCTTTGTCAGCTTGAGCTTGTTTTAATGCAGCTTCAACTTGCGAACAGTCAGCACTTGCTTTCGGGGTAACTGCCTTTCCTTGCTTCATAGTCTGGGTAACCATATCCCAATAAACACCGCCTTCGCACGAGCAGCCACCACCTTCGATTAGTGTAGGGTCAAACCCTTCGAATGCGTCAAGTTTTGCGTCCATAATTTTCTCCTATGGGTTATAAATGATCGCCAATTTCTTGTGTGATCGCTTGAGGTGCGACAGTCACATCACCGAAGAAAGACGAGACGTGGAACGGATCAACTGCGTACTCAACTTTCCAAATATTTGTCTTAACGTAGTCAATGTCACCCGCAAGGGTTTCACCGGTAACACTATTACCAGTAAAGGTCTTCGTACCCTCGTACACTTTACCACTGTAATCATATAGCTTGTAATGAACAGTTTTGGTAATACCATACGCCTCATTACCGATTGCCGGATCGTCGTAGGTAATGCGTAAATCAGGGTCACCGTTTACTACATTCAGTGTTGCTTTTTCAGTACCCTCTTTATAAGGTAATTGCGGGTAGTCTACCTCAACGGCAGTTGGTAAAATCTTACCAGGTTCTCCTGCTGTTGAGAAACGTTCAGGCGTAGTGAATGTTAATTTCTGACCTGCGTGTTTCTCATTAAAGTCTTTCGCGCTGGTGTAATCCGCACGATTAAACGCACCTACGACTTCATTGTATTTGTAGCCGTCAATCGCACTGGTCGCTTTAATAATGAAGTTGTCAGCCACAGTGTTAACTTCTGCGACTGGTGTGTCTAAGAAACGTTCTTGCTGAGGTGCTGGGCGTTCCACCATCTCCATTATGGTTGTGTCCCACACTGCTCCAGTTTCCCGGTGTAGTACGTGTCGTGGTGTACGTTTAACATAGTGCGTGTCTGTGTCAACAAAGGTGGTTGGCTCTAATAACTCTAGCACTGCACCTGGTGCGGTGACTTTACCGTCCACCACTTTAATTGTTTTATCGTCTAAATCAGACTCACGAATAATGATAATTTCTGCCATAATTAATCTCCAAAAAATCCAATTAAATCTACGGAATAAACACGACCTGCTTTAAGGCCTTTCCCGTAGATGTTTTTGTTGTTACTGTTGTACCAAACTTTCCCACCGTCCCAAGTTTGTAAACTTGCTCCGTCAACAGGGCTTGGTGCGTCTTCAGGTAGCTTAAAGATAACCGAGCCATCGGGAATATCTTTTAGTACTTTAAACTCAAGATGAGTTTTACCTACACCATCAAGCACAGACACCATACGAAACTGCGGGTCAAAGTATGCTCTCGCATTTTCAGTTGTAAGCGTATCTTTGTCGAGTGCGAACTCAGCCATATACCAGTTGTACGCTTTGAGTACTCGCACCTTATTCCCCTCAATTACGAAGTCTGCGGTGTGTAGGTCTTCAGGTCTGATTACTTTCGTCATTCGAAATACCCACCAAGGTTGAGGATATACCGAGTACCTGCTTTAAGACCATTGCCCATAACAGTACGAGAACCTGCATCAACCCAAACAGAACTACCGTCAAACGTCTGCTCCTCAATAAGCTGCACCGGAGTAGGTGCTTCAGGAGGTAGTGTGTACAACGCACGACGAGGACCGGAGTCGATAACCATCTTAAAGTCTAGGTGAATATTACCTTGGATACCTGCGACAGAAAGGTAGTGGCGACCAATTTTGGTATAGTCTACTGCCATTTGCGTGGTAATAACGGTGTCAGGAGCTACGTATTTAACGTCGTAAATCTTAATGGTAGGTCTAACTCTAACTTTATTTTCTACGATGTCGAAGTCATCGTCGTGTAGATCTTCCGGTCTGATAACCTTTTTTACTGCCATATAAACTCCAAAGGGGGATTAATCCCCCTGTGTTAATTAAGCCGCAGCTTCTTCAGCTTTAGGTAATACGTAACCAATGGTCGTACCGTCTAAGCCTTGTAACTCGTCGCCTTTGAGTAATTCAGCAAGAGCTTTCACCGTTTCAGGATCTTTAACCGCTTCAACCACTTTCGCTTTGCCAACGAAGATACCGTCGTCTTTCACTTCTGCGAGGTTATCTGCTTCAGCAGAAACAACTAATAACTCAGCAAGTGTAGTTTCAACAGTAGTTTGGTTACCACCGTTCGCATCAGCCACGGTTAATTTTAACTTACCAGTTGCTTTGTCCGCTGCGATTGCATTTACACGTAAGTCAACGCCTGACTCAGGGATTTGTGCAACCAGTTTGTTATCTACGATCTTAATGGTTACATCATCGACAACAACGTTTAATTTTTGGTTTGCGATTTCTAAACCTTTACCGACATCACGTTCGGTAACTACTTTAATTTTAGCCATTTAATTTCTCCTATTGTTGGCTTGCCGCCACTTAATTGTGGCGACGGTTTTTGTTATTCATTAAGCTTAGTACCTTTAATAGAATAAGATACCGAACACACTGTGTCACCAGGACTCATATAGACGTGAATACCGATAGGCACATCAGTTTGTTTTTCAAATGACGAAACTACCCACGCAGTTTCTTTTTTCCACCCAGGCAAGTCTCCTGCAGTAGCAACTGCCGATATTAACTCATCAATACCGTAGTCTGCTAGGTGTAGTAAGAACCCAACTTCGTGGTAATAAAGTTCAGTACCAGCGTGAGATATACCCAAGGCCGCACCGTCAGCTTTACCAGTACCACCATAAACAATCAAGCTACTAATCCCTGTATCTCTACGTTGTTGCTCTTGGTAAGCAGCGATACGAGGGTCTAACCCACCGATCCCAACTAGAGACGCTGGATCGCTAGGTAGTGGTAAGGATATTACACCACTTACTTCGATGAACCCACCAGCGTCGGTAATAGCCTGTTTATGCACGACCTTGCCAGTCCCATTATCATATGTACGAATTTCTGGTTTATTGACAGTAACAACATCACCATTTTCGTTTATGGCTAGACCACTACCAACCGACACGTCATATTGCTTTGTGGTTTCATTATACTTGATACCTTTTCCCATATTACTAGGGGTAACGACGTGAACGTCAGGTGCGTTCACTACGTTTTTTGCATTTTTATTTGCCATAATTAATTACCCTTATGGTTTAATTAAACCAATTTGTTCTGTACCACTTGCGTCTTTCAACGGAACGAAGCCAGCAAAGATTTCCTCTATCGCAGCAACACGTTTGATAAGATCGTTTACTTGTTGTTGTAAAGCGTTAATTTGAACAACAGTAACAGCAACATTAGTCTCACGCTTCCACGTTGACCAACCACTAGGGTCTTTAAGAGAACCGTCACGGTTCATCCCGCCCTCGTTCGTACGATGCCAAATTACGTCGTCTGCACCAACTAAATATTGGTCTACTTGTTCAGGAGATGCGATTTGCCAACCGTTGAAATCGTATGCGGTATTACCTGTTACTTCACCTAATGAAGTAGTAGACGGTTGACTCACGTCTGCACTAATGACGTTAGCTGGTACACCAGTAACATATTGACCACGCTCTTTATTAACGAAACCGTAATAAACAGAATAACCTAATTGTGGGAAACCGGTGTTCAAGTTGGTAATCTGCTCAACGTTCACAGGCTTGAGAGTAACTTCACCGGTAGCAGGGTTCACAATAAAGTCTTTATTGCTAAACTCAACTGATAACGGGTCTGCTTTCGTACCTTTACCGGTAACCGGTTTTTTAGTGAAAATTTCACCAACTTGTAATGAACCGTCTTCGCCAACTTTAAGCCCATCGCCAGCTTTAATACCTACACCGTCGCCAGTAGTTTCAAGTCCGCCATTAGGTTTAACTTTAACCTCTAGCCCATCATTTGTCACAGCTAAGCCCTTGCCGTCTTTTACTTTAACACCGACTCCGTCGCTAGTAGTATCAATACCACCGTTAGCTTTAGCTTTAACTCCAAACTTGTTAGCCTCATTAGCCCCTTTGACAATGGTTTTGTCGAAGTCAGATTCTTTTAGGAAACCGTCAAAGTCGCCACACATAACAACTTTGCTTTTCGCTGGTAGGTCTTCACCTTCACAAGTTCTTAACCCACTTTGAATTTTACCCGTATCAATCGCCTTCTGGATGATGTTCTCCACTTGGTCTTTCGTTACAGGTGCGAATGTATTA